GTCGGTTTTCTGCGTTTAAAGCAGCCCTCTTTTTACGTTGTTTAGGTGTAGCGTCTAACTTTTTCTGGTAAGATTTATAGTTACCATTAGCAAATTTAGCACCACTATATTTAGAGCTTCGAGCCATATAGCCTCCGTTGGACTAGTTCTGGGTCAACAGTTGGCATAATATTAGCCAATTTATCAAGTGAGTTACCATCAAAGGCGACACCACTGATGTCATTCTTTGCTAGCCAATCACAAGCTGCTTTTAAATCTTGTGTAGTTGCCTCACCAGATTTAACACGGTTTAGGAACTCATTAGTAACTAGATTGTGTAGCTCATTAAATTGTTCTTCACTCGCTTTGTTTTTTGACATTAGCTTTCTTGGCTCGTGTTTTCTTTACTACGGGTGCTTCAATTGCATACCATGTTTCACCTGGTTCATGCATAAGGTGTGATTCTGCACGTACTGCTTGTTCAGCAGTTTCATAAGTACCGAGTACCTTTTGATTACGAAGGTCTACAATTTTGTAAGTCATTTAGTTATTTCTAAGGACAATTTGGTCTAGTTTGTTCTCAATACGCACCATATGATCTTCCATGCGCTGGACCATGGTTGATAAGTCAGCTTTAGATACATAGTCCTGAGCCACGCTAAGTTCAATAGCGTCGATACGTCTGTCAAGACCACTAATGCGATCATGTACATTATTTATTCGATTGTGTATTCTGTTATTTAATGCTGCGCCACCTGCAACCATTGCAATGACAGCAGTAACTATTGCTTCCATTATTTAATAGAGACGATTGGTACCACGTCATGACAAAGAACTTCAACACGACTACCGGGTCTAAAAGTAAAACCAGCTTTCATAATTTCAGTACATTTAAGAGCACGAACAAGTTCATAGTCAAGACGCATTTTTTGTTCGTGTTTACGAGCTATTGCTTTACAAGTTTCGATCATGCCACCATCTAGTGGGACAGAAAAGTTTAGTTGTACGCCGAAGTTATTGCTTCGTACATACCCACTATGCTCGTAAGGAATAGTATCGTTGCCCATATAAAAGGGCGAAAATTGCATAGTCGTGCCATTACAACTATTGTTTGCTGCAAAGTATTGACGTGACGGTGCACCATTGTTCTGGAATTGCACCGCCTGATTGGTTACATTTCCTGTTGCAGCAGCTACAGGAGATGATGTATTTTGTACCTTAGGATCCTCTGCGTAAGCAGGACTTATTGAGAGAAGACCGATAAGGATGTAGTAGTAGTAGTTTGTTCGATGGCTTCTGTTACCAAGCTTTCTTGAATAATACCTGCAGATCTGGTTGTAATTTCTAGTTGAAATTGTTCTCCAGAATTGGTAACTGAATATGTTGTAGCGGTATCTGCAATGTCTCCGCTCGGTGTTACGTTTGTTCCAGACCATGATGAATAATCACCACCATAGATTTCAGTTGCAATAGTTCGATCAATATCAATGGTGGTAGTTGTTGTTGACTGCATTGAACCTTGCGTAAAGTTAGGTGTTACCTGAGCAGATACTGGAGCCGCAATAAAAAGAAGTAAAAGTAATTTCTTCATTTGTTTTTTTCTCTTGATATAGAAAAGGTTGCTAGAGTTCCGCTTAAAATAGAAGCGACATATGTAGGATCCATCTTTTCCATCCATCCTGCATAACTTGCAGTTAAGAGTCCGGCTGACCAGACGAGGACGATGAATTTGATGAGTCCGCCTTTTTTGTCATCTTGTTCCATGCTTGCTTAAATATAGGTTTCATAATCATCACTAGATATTTAAATAGTGATGTAGCAGCAAGGGTGGCAGCTACAGACACAACTGCTGTAGTAGCTGCTGTAGTTAAAATAATACCATCAGGTACCGGTATATCTAGATCTGTATAAGGAACACGTACTGTAGGTACTTCAGGTTTAGGTATATCTACAATAGGTGGAGTAGGTGGTACAGGCTTAGGCTTATCTGATGGTGTTGTACCTTTAATACCCGGAGGTGGTCTAAGGTCGCTAGGAGGTACCACCAAGGGCTTGTAAGACGGTATGTCTGCCCTTGGTACCTCTAGTATTGGTATAGGTAGTTTAAGTGCTTCTGGAAGGTTTATAGAAGGCAGAACAGGTGGTTCAGCCCATTCCATTACTCAGCACTAAATAGACCGCGTTCGATAAAGTCAACTGCTTTATCATCTACGGTGTTGTCTGTTGTAGATGCCAACTTCCGCAGCAGGTCAACAATCAATCGTTTGACCTTAGGAGATTGGATAAAAGAAAAAAGAACTGGACGGATAAGTGTAATCATGATTAGCTCCAGGGTTTACCAGCGGCTTTAGTTGGGTTTTTTTGTTCGTCAAGTTGTGCTTGCAATGCGGCTTCAACTTCAGTTACTTTTTCAGCAGTTAGTGCATCTTTAACCCAACCAACCACAACTTCTTCAGTGAGGTTTGCATAAGGTGTCAATGTTTCTGGACGTTCAAAACCAATAGAACCGTAAGCACCTGCTGTATAGGTTTCATCAGATGCTTCTACGGTGTAGTGAGCATTAAATACAAAACCATCATTGGTTTCTCGGTCTAGTTGTTGAATAGCCCAAGTGTTAGTAGTTGTCATATTTTTGTTAATAATTAAGGCGCTGTAGGCCATGTAATAGTTGATGGGAAACCAGCTTGTTGTGGAACATCACGTAAAGCTTGGCGGTATGTTGTCCAAAGATTCCTTGTAGCTTCAGGAACATCAGGAGCTTGAGTCCAATCACTAGATCTTAAAAGTTGAGATCGTAACAATCGTGCGTCATAAGCATCATATTCATCTCGCATTGCATCGGTAAACGCTGCAACTGATGCCAAATCAGTGGTGTTAAGTTGCTCATACAATGCGCTACCGTAATCCGCATCATCATCTGGAGAAGCAGTAAAGGGAATTACCTCCCCAGTGCTTTCAAGCGTTACATCACAAGTAATGGTTCCGTTGTAATCACGCTGTGCATTACTAAATGCGTATTCAGTGGAGTCAGGTTTTAGTGTAAACATATATTTGTACTGTGATTAATTAAGAGTAGCGTAACCATACGGATGTTTCCTGCGGCTCGCTGTTGCCCGAGTTGCCAGAAAGCCGTCCCATTAACCTCCAACTTCCATTTGGTGTGCCAGAGACATCCCCATTAGCATTTGAATAGCGCAGATTGCTTCCGCTTGTTGTATAGCCTGCGGATCTGTCTGAGGTGTTATTTCTTAGTGTGCAGAAGGCATAAGTACCGAGATTTCCAACGCCTGAACTTGCAGTAGCAGTTCTTACTTGACCGTTACTCAAGGTTCCACCTAGGCTGCCAGTAGCAGTAAAGTTTCCGTTATCGTCAAAGGTAAAACGAGTAGTTGTACCATCACGGATATAGAAGTTTCCAATACCACCATTCAGGTCAAGATACATGTGTGACCCATTAGTGAAAAACTCTGCATCGTCACCAGAACCAAAGCGAAGGATGTCGTTATCTGCAAAGTCAAGTGCATTACGGATATTCACAACACCATTAAATGTGATATCACCACCGGCAGTATCATCAGCATCAGCACGAATGAATGAAGCAGCGTGTAAATTATCTACTGTATCTGCGTTGGTTGCAGAAGTTGCAGTATCAGCGTTTCCAGTTAAATCACCAGTTACGTCTCCAATAAAAGTAGTGGCTTTAACATTACCGCCAACCTCTAACTTTTCTGTCGGGGCATTACTCCCGATGCCGACGTTGCCGTTATTCTGAATGTTAAATTTATTACTGGATCCAGTATAGAACTCATACGCTTCTGTGCTGTAATTCCACCTGAAGTTCGCAGCATAGCTGCCGTCGCTTTTGTTGAAAATAAATCGCGCTTGTTGCGTGTCTGTTGATGGTTGGAAGTATATTTTAGGATTGCCCACTCTAATTTGAATATTCCCATTAACATCTAACTTCTCCTGCGGGTCACTCTGGCCGATGCCGACGTTGCCAGAGCTGTCAATTCTGAGTCGCTCGGTAGTTCCTCCGGCTTGGAAGGTCATTTCCTGAGTGCTAGTAATTGAAATCGCTGCGCTGGAAGTTCCGTTGTTCCTGAATCGAAGGGTGGGGGTGTTATTTGTGTCATCAATAACCGCTTCTGCGTCGCTACCTTTAATCACCAATAGTTTGTCTGGATTACTCGTACCGATGCCGACGTTGCCGCTGGAATCGATACGCATCCGTTCGCTTCCTTCAGTCGTAACTTTGAAATGCCCATCAGTACCTGTGTCAACAACTTCTACTTCTGTATTGCCTTCAGTAATTTTGTCTGTGTCTGCAGGAGTTCCGTTTGATGCTGCTGTGACCCGGCCTTG